TGGGCAGTTATGGGAAACAGCCCACGTAAAAACAGCTCAAAGGTATGAGCACAGCAGGCATATAGAAAACGAATTAACAAAATGTATAAATTCGGCTAAATACCAGCAACTTCGAGGATTCAACAATGAAACTGCAAGAACTGGCGGTTAAACGCCCGACACAACAAATCGCTAAAGTATTCGAGAGCCACTACGGTCAACGCATACCTTTTGACTCAATGAACTTGTCACAAGCACGAACCATGCTTGGTCGAGTTCGCAAACTGGTCAATGAACACCGTGCTAACCGTGACTTCCACCAAAGCGAACGCAATCCAGCTTACATCAAATTGATGATGATGGAACAAGCATTGTCACAGCGTTTGTTTGAAGAAGAAGTAGTTGCCATTGATGTAAATGATCCTGCAATGAAAGCCATTCAGACCAAGATCAAGAACAAGCAAGTGCTAAACCCAGACGAGCAAAAGAAAGCCAACGCTATCTTGGCCATGCAGACCTCAGAGAATAACACTGGTGGCTTCCTCAAAGAAAGCGAAGTGCAACAGGCTCAAGTTGTTCTTGCTGCTCAAGACATGGTTGACAAGATGCAGAAAATGATTGAAGACACAACCAGTTTGCAATTTAAAGAATTGCCAGCTTTGGTCGATTCGATTAAAAATCAAGTTGGTGTAGAGCAGGCAGCACAGTTTAACAATGACGCCACTGCTGCATTAGCCGGCCTGGTACAAAACTTGCAAAACAGCAAATTACAAATGGAACAGGCATTAGGTGTGGTTACCGGTCAAGCCGCTGCTCCAGTGGTGCCTGGTGCCGAAGCCGGTGCTGAATTAGGTGCAGAACTTGGTGCCGATGCTGGTGCTGAATTAGGTGCCGAAGACGATCTTGACGCCATGGCCACTGATGCAGCTGATGACATGGATCCTAAATTAGGTGCTCCGATGGCATCATTAGGCCGCGAGCGCAGATAATGCGAATCAACGAAATGGCAGACCCAACAGCCAGTCGGTTGCTGGGTGTTGCTCAATTCTTACTAGGCCGTGCTGAGAACACCAATGGTAAGAAACAAATCAATACTGGAACCTTTGTAAACATTGCACAAAGTTTAGGCATTGAAATCACCCCGCAGACACTAGCAGACCTCAGCAATCAGCCTCCATTGAATGGCGTGATAGAACCCATTCAACCTGGAGCAGATACCATAACTTTTTCAAACGGTCAGCCCGATGTTGCCATGCCTGTAGACCAGGCCCAAAATATTGTGGCCACAGCTGCCAAATCGGCAGCCAAAAAAGATCGAGGCGTTTGATTATCTACGTCAACTTTAAGTTGACTTCCCGCGTTAAATATAGTATACTATGCTGTAGGAGGCCCGTATGAAAAAACTCATTACTCTCATTTTGGTAACCATGGCGGTGTCTGCTCAGGCACAACATCATCATAGACATGGCGGAAACTGGATAGCGCCGGTAGTTGTTGGCGGTGTAATTGGTTATGCGTTAACACGCAACTACTACGAGCCTGTTTACACTTACGGTTATGTTCCACCACCTCCAGTGGTTGTTCAACAACCGCGCTCGGCCTGCACACCCTGGACTGAAACACAGTATGCAGATGGTACTATTACCAGAACTAGAACCTGTTCACAATAAAATGGCTTACAGCAACAAAGTAATTGATCACTACGAAAACCCACGCAATGTGGGTAGCTTTGCCAAGGACGACGAAGATGTCGGAACTGGCATGGTTGGTGCGCCGGCCTGCGGCGACGTTATGAAACTTCAAATCAAGGTGCAAGATGGCATCATCACAGACGCAAGATTCAAAACTTACGGATGCGGCAGTGCGATTGCCAGCAGTTCTCTCGTTACCGAGTGGGTTAAAGGCCGGACACTTGACCAAGCAGCAGCTCTTAAAAATTCAGAGATTGCTCAAGAACTCGCGCTGCCACCTGTCAAAATCCATTGTAGCATCCTTGCTGAAGACGCCATCAAAGCGGCTGTAGAAGACTACAGAAAGAAGCATGATCTCTCTAACTGATCGTGCATACACCAAAGTAAAACGACTTCTGCAAGCCAAAGACTATGCTGGCATTCGACTTGGGGTAAAAACTACAGGTTGCTCTGGCTTGGCTTATGTGTTAGAATATGTGCAAGAGTACACGCCGTCAGATTCAGACATTAACTACGCCCAACAAGACTTTGTGGTACTAGTAGATAAAAAGAACGAAGTATATCTCAATGGTGTCACAGTAGACTATGTGCGTCAAGGTCTCAATGAAGGCTTTGAATTTCAAAATCCCAATGAACGTGACCGCTGCGGTTGCGGAGAAAGTTTTAGAGTTTAACTTGTACAATCCAAAATTTGATTATCAACCCATACCCAGGGTCACAATAGACGGTAAAAGATTCTACGCCACTCCAGATGGCAATAAGTTACCCAGTGTGACTACTATCCTAGACCGAACCAAAAGTGAAGAAAGCAAAGCTGCCTTGCACAATTGGCGGCGTGCAGTGGGTGCAGAACGAGCACAAGCTATCACTACAGAAGCTGCCAATCGTGGTACCAGGATGCATACCTATCTTGAAAAATACATTCGTGAAGGTGCTATTCCCCCTCGTGGATCAAATCCGTTTAGCTGGCCCAGCTATATCATGGCAGAAGAAGTGATCAACAAGGGCCTGGTCAACGTTAATGAATTTTGGGGCATTGAAGTACCACTTTATTTTCCGGGTGTGTATGCAGGCACAACTGATGGAGCAGGCATTCATTTAAATGAAGAATCAATCCTAGACTATAAACAAACCAACAAGCCCAAAAAACGCGAATGGATTGACGATTACTTTGTTCAGCTGTGTGCATACGCAGAAGCCCACAACGAACTGCATGGCACACGAATCCGAAAAGGCGTAGTTTTGATGTGTGTAAAACCTGATTTGGACGTGAATCACAATATCATTGGCCAGCCTAAATATCAAGAATTTGTGCTGGAAGGTGCAGAATTTGAAAAGTATCGTAGTCTCTGGTGGAAAAAGGTCGAACAGTATTATGTGACTCGTGAGCTTGATTGATTTGCTATAAATACAGCAAGAAATCGAGACCCATATGGCAATAGTACAAATCAGTCAAATTACAAACCGTAAAGGTGCATTCAGCAGTCTTCCTCAGTTAGCTGGTGCTGAATTGGGATGGGCAATTGACACACGTCAGTTGTTTATTGGTAATGGCACATTGCAAGAAGGTGCACCAGTAATTGGGAATACAGAAATTCTCACTGAATTTTCTGACATTTTGCTCACAGCTCAATATGTGTATCAAGGCGCCGCAGCTGGTTACATAGCACAGACTGGTCCAACATCGGGGTCAGCAGTCAGTCAGAATTTGCAATCGTGGATGGACCAATGGGCCAGTGTAACTGATTTTGGTGCAACAGGCGACGGTGTGACCGACGACACAGAAGCAATCAATCGTGCATTGTATCAGTTGTATTGTGTGCAAACCAATCCTCAAATTCGTAGAAGTTTATTTTTCCCAGCTGGTGTGTATCGTGTGTCTGAATATATCATTATTCCACCATATGCCAAGCTGTATGGCGAAGGCGCAAACTCCAGTGTAATCCAATTGGATGTGTCTAGTGACCTTAGTTCACTGAGTGCATACTGTGCTAGGTATGGCGACAGCCTTCAACAAACTGGTGCTGCCATGGGCGATGGTGGTGCAACACTTCCTACCAATATTGAAATTTCCTCAATGGGATTCAGCACAGTCGAAACAACAGATATATTCCTAGTGGAAAATGCAAGTTTTTGCACATTCACAGACGTCAGTTTTAATGGAGCATTAACAGTTGGTGATTTAACCACCACCGCCGCTGATATTTCAGCAGTGAGATTCAGTTCCGTTAATGCAGTAACCAATAACATTACTTTTAGACGATGCGAATTTGCTGGAATGACGTATGGTATTGCTACTGAATATAATGTTCGTGGGTGCCTGGTGACCGAAAGTGCATTTGACACATTGTATCAAGGAGTAGTATTAGGCGATCCTGCTCCTGTCGATGGTGGGCCTACTGGATTCCGAGTGGTAGGCAATAGCTTTGACACCATCTATGCAGAAGGATTTAAAGTATCTGCAGATACCAGCCTAAACATGTCTGGTTATAACATTTACTATGATGTCGGCAATCATTTTGGAGGAGTCGGATCTCCTGCCACTCCAGTAATTACATTTGATGCCAACAACAACGTAAGCGTCGGAGACATGTTTGAACGTGGTGACTCTAGTGCTGTGCCAAGAATTGAAACAAACAATACCATTTGCATTACTACAGAAAATGGCTATCAACTGGCGCTAGGCAACTATGTAAGATTCAGTGGGCTAAGAGACACACTGATTGATAACACCTCATCGCCAACTACAATTTTTACAATTAATTCAACACTGATTCGAGCATTTGCGTTTGACTACACAGTTGTTCGAGGCAGCACAACACGAACTGGAAAAGTCACTGTAGTAGCCAGCACCGATGGCACTGGTGTTAATTTAAATTATAGTGATAGTGGATTACAAAATTCTAGCACCGGTGTAGCATTTACTGCTACAGAGTCAGGAAGTTCAGTATCAATTCAGTACACCACAACTAACACTGGTTCAAACGCTACCTTAACTTATTCTACTACAAAACTAGCCTAATGTGGCACTTAACCTTTGATCAACGGTTGGCCGCCTGGAACCAACTGCGTACCCAATGTGCCAATGCTTCAGTTGACAAAATATTGACTGATGTTAATGATTGGTGGTTTGACACACCTTGGCGTGCTTACCATTTGCATTGGGACGATCGAGCAACCTGGCCCAGTCCTTGGGAATTATTAGACGACAATTTGTTCTGCTCGCTTGCTCGCGGACTAGGAATACTGTATACTATAGCAATGATAGACCATCCTCT